GTGTGGACAGGTCAAGACTATGTTAAGAGCTGTCAACCTTCCGCCAGATGTTTTGGCTGAAAGTGCTGTTTTGACTTCTGCCCTCGGCTTTGTTAAGAATATAGCCTTGGAAACAGAAGCCCTCACCTCTATAGTGGGTGAGCAGCAGGGATCTATGACACAACTCAACAGATTGTTGAAGTTTGAGTTTCCTTGGGTTTTGCCCATAGAGCTTTTGTCATTCTTACCTGCCTTAGCAGCTGTAGTGTCATGTAGTTTGCCGAATGGTCAGGGGGTGTGGCGTTTTCGAGGATTATGTTTAGCGGGGGCAGTATTGCCCCTTATATACAGAACCCTCGCGCCTGCCTCTCGTAATCCCAAACGGCAAGCTATGCCATGGGGCTTTTCTGGCAGTCTCCTTTCGATGTTGACCTCTTTGTTTTGTAAACCATCATTGAGTGATCGTCAGTTAGTTGAGACAGGGCTTTCGATGTTCGAGAGCACTTCTGTTGGTTTTACCATTTATGCGGATGTTCCTATACCGCTTGGTGAACCTAGACATTTTCCTTCTGTTGAGGTCAATTTACCGTTACGACCTCTTCAGACGCCATATATTAAGCTAAATAAGCGCGGGTTGCCTTTTATGGACCCGAAGAAAATGCCACGACTTAAGAAGATAGGTCTGTCCATGTTTAGGATAGTTAAAACCGCTTCAGTAGCTGTGGGTGCAATCGTCACTGAGTCCATGCCAGTTGTACACTCCTCGTCTTTGAACAATGAAATCGTATCCTTCCACAACAGGGCTGCAGCTGTACCATACGCACCAGACGAAGACGTCATGGAGTGCATGTTTAACTTTGTACAGAAGTATGCAGATTTGATTTTCCCTGGTTGGAGGACTTACCCAAGATTGCGTGTTACACAACCAATTTTGCGTGAGTATATAAATCGATTTCCTCCAGCTAAACGTCAAGTTCTATGGGATGAGTTAAACGACTCTTCCAGGGAATGGCCGAACATTAAATTGAAGGCCTTCGTTAAGCAGGAATTGAAACTGAATAGCAATTCAGTTGTGTATAAACCAAGTCGTCCTCGTTGGATAACTTCAGGCAAGCCTAGTTATAATCTTGCCACTGGACCTTATCTTTATCTCATGAACAAGCGATTGCAAGAGATGTGGGATGGTAAAGGAACGGTGTTGTACACTTCTGGACGTAATAGTGAGTACGTGGGTGCATGGTTTGATAGATTAGGCCATAATCCTGCGACCCACAAGCGCGGCGATTCAGATTTTGCGTTCATGGATGCATCGGAAACTAGGGAATTACTATTCACCATGGCTATAATCATGCACTTGTTTCTTGGTTTACCAGGACATGTTGTTAAACAACTGATAAGAGCTATTGTCAATAGTGGTGCCACTCGAAATGGACTTGTTTTCTATATCGATGGTACCTTGGGTTCAGG